ACAAAAAACAAGGAGAACAAATATGCCTAGATTCAAGATGGTTAACGGTGAGCGTATTCAGCTTACAGCTGCAGAAGAGACAGCAAGAGACGCTGAAGAACAAGCGTGGGCGGATGGTGCTGTAGCAAGAGCACAAGCTGCTTTAAGAACTAGAAGAAATCAACTTTTAGCAGAGACAGACTTTTATGCTTTGTCTGATGTCACTATGTCGAGCGATATGACAACATACAGACAAAATTTAAGAGATCTTCCAGCTGGTAAAGATACCGTTGATAAATGTAACAACGCTACTTGGCCGACTAAACCATAAGGCGTAGGAAATCACTATGCTGCAAAAAGTTAAATTTGCGCCTGGATTTAATAAACAGGTCACTGCTACCGGTGGTGAAAGCCAATGGGTCAACGGTGATAATGTTAGATTTAGATATGGCACACCAGAAAAAATTGGTGGTTGGTCACAACTAGGTTCAGTTGCCATAACAGGTCGAGCAACAGCTATTCATCACTTTGTTAATACATCAGGTATCAAGTATGCTATCCTAGGAACAAACAGAATTTTGTATGCATACTCTGGAGGTATATTTTACGACATACATCCTATTAAAGCTACAACATCTTTATCAAATGCTTTTTCTACAACTAACGGATCAAAGACTGTAACACTTACCTTTGCATCTGCACACAACATAAATAAGTTTGATATTATATTATTAGACACTTTTACAGCTATCACTGGTTCTGATTTTGGTTCTGGAGACTTTACAGATAAAAAATTTATGGTGACATCCATACCAACAGATACAACACTAACGATAGAAATGGAATCAAACGAGTCAGGATCTGGTGCTTCAACATCTGGTGGTATTCGAGTTCAACATTACTATCCGGTAGGACCAGCAGTAGAGGTTGCGTCAACAGGTTGGAGTTTGGGATCTTGGGGTGGACAACAAACAGGACAATTTACATCTACATTATCATCGGACATCAATGCATCGGTAACAAGTTTAACAATGGCAAGTTCTTCTTCTTTCCCATCTTCAGGTACAGTGTTGATTGGAACAGAATTAATTACATACACAGGTAATAGTAGCGGAACATTATCTGGATTAACACGAGGTGCTTTAGGAACGACAGCAGCTACACATTCATCGGGTGCAACGGTAACAGATGCATCAAACTTTTTTGCTTGGAATGCTGCAGCATCTGGAGATATTGTAACAGCACCAGGATTATGGTCACTAGATAATTTAGGTAATAAACTTATTGCAACCATAAATGGTGGTGAGAGTTTTGAGTGGGACTCTAATCCTACTGGAGCTAACAATACTAGAGCAACGATTATAACAGGCGCACCAACAGCATCTGCATTTAGTTTAGTATCTACACCAGATAGACACTTAATATTTTTTGGAACAGAAACAACCATAGGAACTAAATCTACACAAGACCCTATGTTTATTAGATTCTCTTCTCAAGAAGATATTAATTCTTACACACCAACAGCTACCAATACAGCAGGTACACAAAGACTAGCGGATGGTTCTAAGCTTGTAGGAGCCATTAGAGGTCGTGATGCCATTTACATTTGGACAGACACAGCATTATTTATTATGCGTTTTGTTGGTCCACCATTTACATTTTCATTCCAACAAGTAGGTACCAACTGTGGATTGATTGGTCAAAACGCAGCTGTTGAAGTAGATGGTACAGCTTACTGGATGTCAGAAAATGGTTTCTTTAGATACACAGGTAAACTAGAATCATTACCGTGTTTAGTTGAAGACCACGTTTTTGATGATATTAATACAACACCAAAGCAACATATTAATGCAGGATTAAATAACTTGTTTGGTGAAGTAATGTGGTTCTATCCAAACTCAGGTTCAGGTGTTGTTAATAGAATGGTTGCTTATAATTATCTAGATTCAAGTCCAGAAAGACCTGTATGGACTACAGGCACACTAGCGAGAACAGCGTGGGAAGACTCTGCAATATTTGGTAAACCACACGCAACAGAGTATGATGAAGACGCTGAAACAGCAGATACTGATGTTAATTATGTGCAAGGTAATACTGATGGTGCATCCACATACTACGAACACGAAACTGGATTGAATCAAGTTAAAGGTGGTCAAACATCAGCCATAACAGCAAACATACAATCTGGAGATTTTGATATAGGAGCTCAAGGGTTAGCTGGTGATGGTGAGTTTATGATGAAAATAAGAAGAGTGATACCAGACTTTTTAGCACAAACAGGTGATGCAAGAGTTACATTAAATTTAAGGGACTTTCCAAACGATACAGAAGCGAGTTCTACATTAGGGCCGTTTACTGTGGCTAGTGGTACACAAAAAATAGATACACGTGCAAGAGCTAGACAAATATCATTAAAAGTAGAAAATACAAGCACAAGTCAATTTTGGAAACTAGGAACTTTTAGAATAGACTTTCAACCAGACGGAAGAAGATAATGCCATTAAATAAAAAAGGTAAAAAGATAATGAAGTCTATGAAAAAACAATATGGTAAAAAACAAGGTGAGCAAGTTTTTTATGCATCACTAAATAAGAAAAAAATAAAAGGAGTAAAAAAACGTGGCTAGAATAGTACAAGCATTAACACAACCTACAGAACGGTACGATCAACAAATACAACAATCATTTGTTAGAGATGTAGATAGTATTGTACAAAAATTAAACACAACATATCAACAAGATTTAAAAGACGAAGCAGAGGCGGAGGCTTTTTTCTTTGGCTAATTCATTTGTAAATAAAAAAGTAGATTTGACAACTACATCAGCTACAACACTATATACAGTGCCAACAGCAACAACTGCTATTATTAAATCTATACTGGTGTCTGAGGACTCTGGTAATGCTGATACCATCACAGTTACGATTACAGATACAAGCGATAATGTGTTTAGCTTATTTAAGACTAAATCTATATCTGCTAACGGGACTACAGAATTATTAACAAATCCTTTAGTATTAGAGGAAAGTGAGATACTAAAAGTGACTGCGGCTACGGCTAATAGACTACACGTGGTCCTTTCTGCGCTACAATCGAAGCCTAGAGAGGTAACAACATAGTCTTGATTTACTAGAAAAAAACTAGTAAGTTGATAAACCCAGGTGAAATTCCTGCCTTTAACATTTAATTAATTAAAAGATATGATAACAAGAGCACAAATGCCAAGACAATTACGTAATAGAGGTGGGATGACTGTTAAGACAGTTAGACAAAAATACGGATTAGGTAGTCTGGTAAAGAAAACAATTAGAAAACTTATACCCAATGAACTTGCAGATATAGCTGTTAAGGCAGCACCTTTTGTTGCACCTTTTAATCCAGGAGCTGCAGCGTTAATGAGAGGTGTAGGTAGGTTTGATCAAAGAGGTAGTATTAGTGATGCGCTTAAACAAGGAGCAGCAACTTTTGCTTTTGGTAAAGTTGCAGGTAAACTAGGTGGCGCTGAAGGTTCAGAATTAGGTAATGTTTTTGGTGGTCAAAAATTTACTATGGAGAATTTTAGACAAGGACCAATTGGTAGTTTGTTTCCCAAAACAACAGGAACTGACGTTGCCACATTACCAAAAGCAAAACCTGTAACACCTGTAACAAAAGAAGGAACTGGTATTATAAGATCAATATCAGAGGCAACACTTGGTAAAGTGCCTCTAGTAAAACAATTACCAAAATCTGTAATGGATCAATTAGTTGTGGGTGGTATTACATCTGGAGCTTCAGCTTTATATAGTTATTTTAGTGGTGACTTTAGACCACAAGAAGAAGGTGAGACTATGGAAGAATACCTAGCAGCTAGAAAAGCAAGTGTTGGTAAACAGATGAGAACGTTTATGGATAACTATTATAGATTTGATCCAGAATATTCTGCTATGTCTGATGCAGAGAAAGATGCTTTTGTTGCAAGATACAATATGAATCAAGGTGGTATAGCAAGACTAGGTTATCGAACTGGTGATTTAGTTGATCCTAGAATGAGAAGATCATTGTCAGAAAATGTTGCTAGAAATGAAGTTCAAAGAGAGATAGGCAAAGCCGTTAGAAGTGGTAACTTTAGAGATTTTTTATTACAAAATGTAGGAGCAGGTGGAGCGGCAAGATTTGGAGGTCTGTATGGTTCACCTGGAAATCCACAAGGTCCATTTACAGGAACTTTTCAATCAATGAGAGATTCCTTAATAGATGACATTACTAGAAAAAGAAGAATGGATACGGAAGCAGCTGCTTCAAATCTTTCAAATCAACCACCAAGAAAAAATCCACTTCAATTAAAAATTGAAAGAAACCAAAAAATATTCCGAGATTATGTAGATAAAATAGGAGGCCCTGTGCCTGGGGTAGATCCAATGACTGGACAACCGCAAACACCTTTTTATGAACAACAAGCGCTATTAGATCAACTTACCCCATTAACTTTTGAGGAAAATGTGGGAGGCGAAACATTTGAAACATTAAGTGATATAGATCAATATAGATTAGCTCAAGTTTATCCAGAGTTTGAATCTCAAAGAAGAAACCCAACATTTACACCAATTAATCCATCAACTGCTATAGATATTTTTAATAGAAGATTTGGTGTTAAAAAAGGTGGTATAATGAATGTCCCTGTTAGAACAAACTCTGAGGGCGTTAAAGAATTAGATTACAGAAAGACTGGCGGTTTTGTGCCAATTGGTGTAAAAGAAAAGGCAGATGACGTCCCAGCAATGTTATCTAAAAATGAGTTTGTGTTTACAGCAGATGCTGTAAGAGGTGCTGGTAATGGTAGCATTAAAAAAGGTGCACAACGTATGTACGACACAATGAAAAAACTAGAGAGTAGAGTAGGATAATGGCAATAACAGAATCAAGAACATTACCACCAGAGTTTATTGAAGCAGCGCAA